GTTATTTAACCACAATGATCCTAGAAAGAAAACAGCTGAATCGCCTGGCTTACTATAGATTTCTAAACCAATTTCAGCCTTGAAAGTATCGAACATAGTCCGTTTTAACTTTTCAAAATCCATGTACCTACTTGATGTAATAATAGTATCGTCTGAGGAAACGAATACTTTGTATTCTTCCGCAAAATCAGGTTTATGGTTTGATAATGCGTATCGTCTAATTACGACATGTAACATATATGTGTTACAGATTGAACCAAATATGGATGTAAAACCACTACCACTTGGTATTCCTGAATTCTTAGGAATGTAAGGGATAACAGGATGGAAAACAGGTAGTTTAATGAAGTAATTGACTACGTTAAAGAATAATACCCTCTCATATTTCGATAATCTCATAACATCAGCGCATATGAATGCGGTAGTCAAGATGACGAAAGAAGGTATTCGCTGATCAAACGAACTGTAGTCAACGCAGATTTTATGAGAATCATTTGTTGAACGAACAAGCTCGCTAATCTCAACTTGTGTATAACCATGGATAGCATGTGAAGGAACATTGTTTATCACATGTTTTAAGATTAGATTAAAATACGTCTCAACGACAACAAAAATGATAGAAACAGCAAATACTAGACGAACCTTAAGTCCACTATTCGTAATCTGGTTTCGTACAAAGGCTGCCGTTAAGGGCGTTTCATTGGAAGAAGAAATCTTGTTAAACTCGTCTATGATACAGAAGGTCTCAGAAGAAACCCGATAGTATATATCACTGATTATGTCTATAGAATGTCGTTTACTAACCCAGGGATGTGGTAAGCCAGATGAAGCTTTAAGGTTCATGGCGTGATAAACGTCAGAAAAGCTAGGCCTGTAGCTAGTAGAACAGTTATCAAAGACAGTCTTTAAGACTTGGTTTACAGCAAAGTCATGTTCATGTTGTGACACTTTAACGAAATAATCCGTACTCATAAGAGATTGTGCCTTTAATACATTATTAATGAATATTTTCCTCGATTCACCTATCTGTTGGTGAACTTTGTCAACGAACGATTTATCATAAAAGCGAGAACGCTTTAAATATTTCTCAATCGCGACTAACCTTTGAAGCGGATAATATCGCTTAAAATAATTCACAATCTTTTTATTTTTTAAAAGCTTTTGATAACCTTGTTCAAAATTATCAAAAGATG